AGGGCTAAACTCCTGAAGCCATTCCATCGAAGAGGCAAAGTCATCGTCTACGAAGTTAATCAATTTGACGAACCACTGCTTCTTGATCTGCCGGCACTCTATCACTACTGATGTCGGATCACGATACCGAATCACTCCCGGAGGCAAGAGATCTTTGTGCTGGCGATTCCATTCCCGATTGAAGCAGTAAGCGCAGGCATACTTGCATCCTCGACGAGAAATCACATTCTTAATCGGATTAGCGGCAAGATCCGGGAACTGGTAAACTAGAGCTCGGTCAGGGAAGGGGATCGCATTGACATCCACAAGTGCAAGCCCCTGGGGAGGTCGGAAGTTCTTAATGCTGTTTTCACATTCCCCGGCCATCGAGATGCAATTGGGAAGAGCAGAAATCCTATTGCGAAAGCTCTCATTGAAGGTCACGGCGGGACCACCGAAGAGTCCAAGGATAGGTGGGAGTATCTTGGTCAGTTCTTGATGCAGATTCAGATAGTAGTCTTCCATGCCGGAAGATACCGAATAAGCAAGGACATCCGGAGTCCTGTATTTCAACCGGTGGATAGGATCGCCATAATCCATCCGGAAGAGGCTGGTGGTATGACCTTCCTCTTTCAACGAAGCTGAAAGGTACATAATCCCTAACGGCTCCATTCCCAGATCTTTAGTAACGAAAGCGATGTTCACTTAGTCTTCTTCCTCACTACTTTTCCACGGGCCGGCTTCTTCACTCCTTTGCCCTTCAACAATCCACGTTTCTTGTATGGGAGACCCGTCTTCTTAGAACGGTAGTTATCACCGGCCATTTCATCTATGGTCTTGGTGATCTCCGGCTTCTCCCCGGCAAGCAAAGGCAATGCCACACATCGGCACTGAGGATGGAGGGGAATCAATCCTTCAATCTCAGCGAGGGTGAAGACTCGATTCTCCAAGTCGGCGCAGTCAGGACAGACTCTATCATCCCCGGCCGTGCTCCACTCCGCTTGAATCTTCACCCCTTCAATGCCGGCACTCTTGTATTCGTTGATGGTGGCAACATGATGAGCGCGGATGGTTTCAGTTCTTGCCATGATCCTGGCTCGCCGCAAAGCATCCATATGCCTTCCCATGCTATCGGTCATGGATATGTCCGCTCCGACGCCATCTAACCGCTTCAGGAGGATTCTCGCCATCTGTCGGGGGTTTCTGCCTTCGGCAATGGATTCCGATAAGGACCGGCGGATCATGGTGGCCGCTGAATCGGTAATGTTCTTCAATTCCTCGAATGTCCTGGTATACATCAATCCCACTCGGTCGGCGTGGATCGGTGAACGGAATGCAGATTCGATTGCTCTATCTGTCTTCCGTTCTCCGATTCCCTTTTTAGCCAATTCGGTATCAGCTCGCTTGACGCCTCTCCGATAGGAAGCCTCTATGTAAACATCACTCCACCGATCACTCATCACCACATTGCCGGATGGCCCTCGACGGATACCCAAGATCCCTTCGTCCATCTCTTGCCGCAACCATGACATGAATCCTTCAACCTTGTTGGGATCGGTATCGAAAGCAAAAGCCTTCGCCGGGAGCGATACCAAGTTCCGGAGCATGGGCGTGGATTGAAAGAAGAGCACCAAGGAGGAATGCTCTTCAATGAGCCCGAGGACATCGCGGTCAACAATGGCCTCGACGATAGTGGCTCGTAATTTCCGGAACCGGGCATTCAATTCCCGGACGAAGGCATCTCTTATCATCTTGGTATGGGTGGGATCTGAATACAATGCCCTAAGACCCCCGGAGACTGCCGAGGATCGAGTAGACCGAGCAAGAACCAAGAAGGATAGACCCTTATCCCCCTTGGTCTTGCAATCAGTTCTAAGGCTATTGCAGAGGCAGCTCATTACTCTTCCCCTGCTACTGGATCATCTTCGAGGTCTTGATCTTCATTGTTGTAATCAACCATTGCCTCTGAAATCGCCGTTGCCAGTTCCATGGTGAATCCCATCACTTCGGTAAAGAAGTGGAAGGGACTCATAAGGGCGGAAGCTCCGCTATCCATGTAGTTCTTAATGGCCTTGGAATAGTTGTCCGCGGTCTCCGCCTTGTCCTTCTGAGAAGTGGTCTTCAAGTCCGGCCATGAAACGATGTAGTCCCTATCGAAGAGATCTTCAATGTCCCCTTGGGAGTTTTCTTCCCCGCCGAGTGGGGGAATCACCCCCACTGACATGAGGCGATCAATGAAGGGCCGGAGCATGGTGGGTTCGCAGTAGGATACCCGTCGACCTTGATTCCGGTCGAACCATGAAGCAGCATCTTGACCACTTGCCAATCGTCCTTCTTCCGATCCCATCAAGACCCTCTGAGGAATACCGGTCACCGCTGACACCATCATTATCTGAATTTCAACATGAGCTTTCGGATCGGCGATATTCGGATGCCATGTTTCGCCCTTCATCCCCTGCATGCGGATATACCGCTGCAGCCCATGGAAATACTTCTCCATCTCGTCTTCCAGATCTTCGGCATCCTGGATAGTGAACTGGGCATCCTCATCAAGAGTGAAGCCCATGCCCGGGAAACCACCACGCCAGAACATCTCAGCACTGCCCCCAATGATACGCATAAGATCTTCTAGTCGATTATAACACGCCTCTAACCTAGGAGTGCCGAAGAGATCATCGTCATACGGATCTTCGGCGATATGGAGGACCCTGGAATGATGGACTTGAACCTCACTGGTATCAGTAGAGGTCGATCCCGGTCTCGTCACATTCCGCATGGAGATCATGTAGGATTCAGGAAGACCATACCGGGGATCTCTCACATCAGTGACATAAGAATGGATGGAAGCCTTGGTTTGTTTGTATGGGCGAAGGAAGAGAAGTTCGGAAGCCTCGGTAACCGGGACATTAAGAAGCTGGCCATCATTGAATCCCATCAAGATCACCGAATACAATCCTACGCCGGCAAGTCGGTCAGCTCTCTTGAAATAATGGCATACCCTGCGGTTCGTCATCACCCGTTGAACCGCCGCTTCCCATGGGGTGATCGTATCGTCTTCGTTCTCGAAGATCTCCGGAACTTGGCTCCAGCAGGTATCAGGATAGGCGTTGACGATGGCACGGGCGATATCCTGCCGCTTATACTTCGCCTCGTATTCGCGGAAGGTGATGGAATAGGGATATCCAAGGGCTTCGTAGATCTTCCTTTGACCGCCAAACTGCTGGCCAATCAACCCTCCGAGCTTTGCTCGGGATACGATGGCCGATATGTTCTGCATCATCTTGTTTCTGGCAAATAATTTACTCACGCGGCTTTCCTTTCACGATTACCCCACGATCCCGCTCGTTTAATGCGGACCGGCCCGAAACAGATAGCAAGGGCATCTGCTTTGTTAGGAGATTTGATACCTCGCCTAGCCATATCTTTCTTGCTTTCAATCTGAACGCGACCAGCACCGGAGAACTTGTACTTGGGAGAGCTGATTTCATTCTGCAGTTCCCGATCATCCGGGATAGAGATCAATTCATCCGCGGGGTATTCCCGACCTTCGGTCACATATTCATAGGTCTTCTCGAACCGCCGACGAAGACCCCACCACATCTGAGCGCGGTAGTTGAGGAACATGTCTTCATTCTTCTTCTCTTCGCTATACCATCCTGGGGTGGGGGAGGAAGAAGAATTGATGGGAACGGGGATGATATCAGCATAGCCGGCATTGGAGAGCTCCCCCTTCACCCCTGCGCCTACTCCGATCTTATCATAGCGGAGGGAATGGCAACGATGCTCTCGGCAAATAAAGGCGGCTTTCTGAGTGGTCTGAGTGGTATTCCCTTTGTGCCATGAGTCGATGAATCGAACCACAACGCCTTTGCGGATTACAAGAGCGTTCTGATCCTTCCCTTCATCTGCCACATCAAGACCGGCTTCGGTTGATCCATTGGCAGGGAGATCAAGATTGATCGCGGCCTTCACCCATCGGAGAGGGATCACCACCCCTTCTACGGATGCGCCATAGTCCCGATTCACTTCCTGAGCAAGAATGATGGGGTCAAGCTTCCTCTCTTGTTCGGCATACCACTCCGGGGTCTTCCGAGGATCGTCACGCCAATCGAAGACAAAGATGTCCTCTTCCACATAAGACTGCCGTTTATTGTGGAAGGGATTGCCAGTGCCATTGGGAGTGGAGAGGTCGATCTTGACATCAGAGTTCTGAGACAAAGCTGCTTCGATCCGCATTGGCCGTTCGTAGAAAGCAGCTTCATCCTTGAAGTAGATCGTGTTGCGGCCACCGCGACCGATGTTATCCCCTGCTTCCCCGGTAATAGCGGCGCCGGTTTGAGGATTGATGATCTTCAAAAAGCCGGCATGCTTCGCCAGATCAAACTTCTTGGGAAGGATCTCCCTGGGGAAGTGAGAAAGGATCATCCTTCCTTTTTCGAAGATTGAATCCGGGTCCCCTAGATGATCGACCAATGCTTCCTTCCTGGAACCGAAACCGATCTTCGATTCCGTGAACCGCCACAACCAAATAGAAAAAGCCATGCACATCCAAGTCAATCCTACATCCCTTGACTTCTCCACCAAGCCGTCATCCTTGGAGATGAAATGGTCATGCAACCAATACATGAACTCCTTCTGCTTCGGAAACAGGCAGAACGGCAACCATTGGATCTCTCTCCGGGGATCATAGGTGAACATCCAGTCTTCGATGAAGTCGATGCATCCCTGTGCCCCACCTTTGCGGTAATGAGCGAGCATCCCGTTTCTCTTCTTGGGGTTCTTCCGGATCATCACTAACCGATCTTGGCGTTCCTTCAAGATTGCCACATAGTCCGGGGCGGTGAAGTCGATCTTAGTTTGCATTGGTAGTCGAAAGCATATCCAAGTAAGCGTTCGTTGCATCCTTTTGGGACATGGACTCGTCAATGTGACGAATAGGGCCACCACCCTCGCCGGATACCTGGACATGACTGACATTCCTCCAGCGATCCGGGTTCCGGTTCTGCAACCAAAACATGCAAGAGACCACGTCCGGAGCTCGTTGCTTGATATGACGGGTGGTCTTGATTGCCGGCACTGAGATCCGATCCTCTCCCCTTCCCTGGGTCAGAGTGATCTCTTCGACAGTGATCTCCTCATACTCATATCCGAGGGCTCTATTACGCAGGGCCGCTTCCACTCGGGTATTGTCGTATCTGTCCTTACCTCTTTTTAAGGCTATGGCGAATTCCGGCAAGAACTCGATCCAGTTCCGAATGGCATCCACGGTGCATTTGAATACCCTTGCGATCTCTTCGTGGGTAGCTCCTAACCGGGCAACCATCTCTTCGGCCATCTCCGCATACTCGATACAATATTTCGAGGGGGCGCCTGCTCCATTCTTTCTTTGGTCAGGGGGACGAATCTGGCGCTTCTTGGTCAGCACTCCGATTGAGATCAACTGACTGCCCCGGATATCCTGCTCGCTACTGCGTTTCGTCTTGCGACTACCACGAGCAGGGGTTACCGGGGGTTCCTGAGTTGATCTATGGATCGTTCTGGCCATTGCTTCTCCCTATAG